CGGACTTCTAGCTTCTTGCCGTTGAGCATTGACCGGATCACGCCTCTTGCCGGGGCGAACTCTCTTTCTTTGAACAAGGCCGCATGATGAACGAATCGAAGGTGACAGAAGAAGCATCAAGATTCGACGCATTCACGCACATTATGATAGCGCGGTAGGTTTGGTTTGAAGTAGACGTAAAGGTAGCAGAGAACTTGCCCGGTGCCCCAAGGGTAGCGGGAAGGGAGTTTGTCGAAAGGGTGACGAGAGCGCCGCCTACAACGTCCCAAAGGAACACCTTATAGTCATCGGTAGCGTAGACGGTAACCGGAGTTTGATAAGAGAAGTTCAGTTCCATCGCAGAGCTAACGTCTTCTCTGTCAATCGTCATGTTGTTGGAGTAAAGCGTCGATCCTTGCGTGTTGCTCGCGGCCTTGTTCAAAGAAAGAGAGTTCGCCCCGGCAAGAGGCGTGATCCGGTCAATGCTCAACGGCAAGAAGCTAGAAGTCCCCCCACCGATACCACCCGACAGCGGCGTGGTCGTTCCGGTGTCTTTGCCGAGGTTCCAACCCGTCGAAGATCCATCTTCAAAGTTCGAGTTTGCAAAGTAGTTTTTCCAGCCATAAAATACAGCATTCAATCCGGGAGTGACGTTATTGATCGGAGAGGTGAACATTAGAACGTTATTCTTGTCCTTCACGATAATCGAGTAGGACGTACTGACATAGATGTTCGCGGCGGCACCGGACCGCCATGGATAACCGCCACTAGTGATAATCGGTTGAGCCGCTGGGATGGTTCCGGCCTCGTCCCAAAACACCGCTACCGGGTTAGTCTCGGCGTTCTGCCCGGCCTCGCCGATGTAGATCTTTCCACCGTCCAAAGGCTTGCCATAAGCATCGTTGAAACTCATAAACGGAGGCGATACGTTAGCCATTATTTGAATCCTTTGGGCAACGGTTGCCCGGTTGGGTTGAGACTAGAGAGGGGGGGCTTGGCGGGGTTAGTCGATCCGGTAGCAGTAGCAGACAAGAGCCACTGTTGACGGTCTTTCAACGGAATCTTGACGGTGTCAGCGTACACCTTGAACTCCGGGGAATCGAGGATTGAAGCGGGAGAAGCTTTGCCCGAAAGCACAGCTTGGAACTTTTCAGAGTTGAACAGTTTAGCCGCCTTTTCTAGCTTCTTTGGAGCCGAGGAGGTCAACGCCTGTTCAATCTCACTCCCCGCAATCGGTACGCGCTTGGTTCCGACCGAAATGACGCCGTTCATGACCTTGTTCACAAGGTTCTCGCCCGTCATGGACTCGACTAGACCCTGATTCGCCTTTCCCGTGGTCAACACGTTAGCCCTAGCTTCGGTGAGCCTCTTCGATACCTTGTACAGGGCTTGCAACGTCTCATCGGAACCGGGTCCGAGTGCCTTGACGATCTTGGCGTACCCTTCCGGGTTGGCCCTGAGTTGAGGATACAAAGTAGCGTATTCCGAGAACCCAAAGCCGCCCTTTTCAGAACCGCCCTTTGCCCTAGTGGCCGATGCAAGCGCCGTAGCGACTGCCTGTTTCTGCAAGTCTTCGGGCACGATGTCGAGAATCCGGTTAAGGTCTTGTCCTTTGCCCTTACCGACCGAAAGAATGGCGGCAGGGAGATCGGTCGCAATGTCGCCGTCGCCGGACTTGCCGAAAGCGTCAACGATGCGATCTTGGATGTCAAACGCCTTGCCAAAGGCAACGTTAGAAGAAAGGAGTTTTTCCTTAGTTTCTGGTCCGGAAATCTTATCGACAGTTTCTAGTCTATCCTGAGCCATGGCGGCGTAGATTTCATTCATAGCCTTTGAATCGGTATCACCGAATTGGGCATCCTTCATCTTTCCGAGGTTGTCACCCACAATCGAGCGTTCCCGGTTCAAGAGTCCGTAGGTTGTATTCGGGCTATTCACAAGCGCGTAAAGCTTCTTCTCGTAGCTTGTGAGATTGTCTTTACCGCCAACGTCGGCAATCTGACCGTCAAGGTATGCTTTCAGGTTTGTGGTCGAGGCTGGGGTTGACTTCGGAACCAAAATATCAACCTCATTGCTGAGTTTAGCCGCTTCGTCGTAAAGCTTCTTCCGACTGTCGAGAAGCTGATTCTTGACCTGAGAAGAAACCACGGCGGTGGACGGCTTGCCTTCGATGAAAGGAGCGTCAAATGCCTCCATAACCTCATCGGCCTTGTCAACGGCATCCCGGACGGTGGTACGCCAATCGCCACTCGCGGCGCTTCCGGCAACCGAACGGGTTAGCCCCGCCGCCTCGCGGATCATGGGATTGTCAGAGAACACGTCGGGAGGTAGCACGATTCCAAGCTTTTCAGCGGCGGCCTTGGCCTCGGGGTCAATCGCGGCCATCTCGGCAAGCTTCTTCTGAGCTACCTTTGCACTTTGGCTGTTACCGCTTGAAGCAACCTTAACGATCTTGCCCACTTCATCCGCTTTCGCGGCACCAGTGGCAACGGAACGGAACGAGGTCTGTACGCCCGAAGGAGCCGCCATGGACCCTGCCACGCCACCGAGAAGGCCCGCGCCAGCCTGCACTAGCGGATCAGCGCCCATGTTCTCGGCGGTCTGCGAAGCGGCCCCAGCGGCACCGGAACCGAGGATCTGAGCCGTGGGTTGAGCCGCGAGAGCTTGACCGAGGCCCTTGACCGCGCCCGTTCCAACATCGGCAAGCGTCTTGCCCGTTTCAATCCATCCCTTGGCATTGGTCATGCCTTCGGTAGTTGCTTGCATGATCTTCTGCAATTCGCTCTGTTGCTCTTCGGGTGGCAATCCCGACATATTCAGAATACCGTCGATAGCACCGGAGGGAAGCAACGCCGCAGGGCCTTGAAAGCCTTGCCCCGTGGCCATGTTCCTCGCCGTGTTGGCAAGTGCGACAAGGAAGTCGGCCGGAACCGTGACAAGCCCTGTGACGCCCTTGACCACGCCACGCGCGACGGCCCCGAGGTCGCCTGCGATCTGTTGGCCGAGGTCGAATCCTTGGGGTTGTTCGGTAGTTTCAGCAGTTCCGCCCATGGACGCCGCAAGCTTGGCGATTTCATCGGGGTCACTAACCAATTCACCGCCCATTTCCTGAGCAAGCTTTGCAATTTCTTCTGGGGTCATTTTGCCACCACCACGCCACCCACCTTTTTAGCAAACGCATCGGCTGTTGCTTGGTCGGGGAAGGAATATGACTTTCCGCCCGCCGTCACCGTGAAGCCTTTTGGCTTTTCAGCGGCTTTCGGGGCTGGCTTCGCGGCAGGAGTCCCACCGGGAGGAGTAGTCGCGGGAGGGGTGCCACCACTTCCGGCTGGAATAGTCCCCTTAGCACTTGCATTCCTAACCGGAGTATCAAAGTTTAAGACGGCCACGTTTGCTGGGTCTAGGCCAGAACGTTTCGCAATTCCGGTATAGGTCTCGGAAGCTTTTTGAGCGAGGGCCTTTGAAGCCTCGTAGATTCCCTTGGCCTCGTCGAGGTATTGCTTTCTAACTTCTGGTGTGAGTTTGTCGCCCTTGGTTAGTTTATTCAGGAGATTTGCGGCCTGTTGCACGGCACCACTAGCACCCTCGGCGGCAACGTAGTCGCCGTTCATAACCGCCCCACCATCGTCAAGCATCTTGATATATGAATAGATTAGGTTCATGTCTGCAATGCCTTGAGGAGGCGGTTCGACACCGGCCACTTTCAACCCTGGATCAGCGTAAGAGGCATCATTACCAGCGTTCAAAATACTGGCATACTGATTTGTCTTTTTCTGGAATCCCAAAACAGATGGGAGTGTTTCCAGGTTCTTCCTCATCTGAGTTTCAAGGTTGATTTTCTGATCCTGAGAAAGATCGGTCGCATTGATCTTTTTCCACTCAGCGGTAGCCTTGGCAAGCTCCATGTCCTGTTGTTTCTTGAGATTGTCTAGCCGTTTTCCTTCCAGATCAAGAGGAGCCGCAAAGTCCTTATTCTTCTGGTCCTGCTGGCTACGGTAGTTATCGACAGCCTCTTTCCCCTTAGGGAACGCCGGGAGAAACATACTCAGAGATTCAAAGGCGTCCTCGGGATCTTCGTCAATTCTCTTCGCAATCCCCGAAAGGAACCCCAACGCTTCTACGTCTCCGGTCGTTTTGTACCCTTCGATAACCGTGTTCAGTTCGTTCTTTGCAAGTTCATAGTCACCAGAAGCCATAGCCGCCCAGGGCCTCAGAAGGCTAGAAAGATAGCCGTTCTGTTCCGCTTCATCCATTGAATCGATAGCACCGCGAACCTCTTTCATAGATTCGGGAGAAGTCAGTTCACCATACTCGGCAAGGTCGGCGGCGTTGAAACTTTTCTGAGCAATCTTAGCCCGAATCTCGGCCAACCTAGCCGCCTTAGCCTTTTCCTCTTCGGCCTTAGCAAGTGCCAAGTCTTGGGCCTGTTGTGCGGCGAGTTGGTTCTGTTGGATTTGTGCGAATTGGTTGCCGAGGCCGAGGCCGCCACCGAGCCCGCTTAAAAGAGCGTCAATATTGGTCCCACCACCGATAGCGTAGTTAACAGGAGCTTGTACCATTCTACCCTCCCAACTTGGATCCGAGTTGCGCCCCGGTCAGCGCCCCGGCAGGACCGCCAAGGAAAAACCCACCCAATCCGCCTGCCAATGTACCAAGGCCGCCCCACATTGACTTACTAGCATCAGAATACGCCTGCTGTTGCGCCAAAATGGAACCGGCCTTAATCGCGCCCAAGTCCTGCTGATACCCACCCTGAGTCACCCCGGCGTTATAGAGCATGTTCCCCTGCTGACCAGCGGCACCGTAGCCCATATTCGAGAGTCCGCCGAGTTGGCTGTACTGCTGTTGCATGAGGTTAGCAAGGTTCTGCGTACCAAATTGTGCAAGCGCCCCCTGAGTGTTGCCACCACGTATACCGCCCGTAGCAGACGCTTGAGCAAGGATAGCATCCTGACCAGCTTTGCCCATGGCCTGAAACGCCGGGGAGCCTTGGATCTGAGCATAGGCGTCGCCTTGTGCGTTTGCCCCGTTGAGCCCTAGAATGTTCTGCTGTTGAGCAAGCGCGGCGCTTCCCGCTTGCGTGTAGGGGTTCAGTTGTGCCATGGCTTGCTCAGTGGCAAGCCTAGAGGTCTCGATTGCTGATTGTGTCGCACTAGTCTGTGCGTTCGCGGCCCTTCTCGCGGCCCTAGCCTTGTCATCGGCTCCGGTCATCCATCCCCAAAGACTGCCAGCCATACGCCCACCCCCCGAAAAAAGAAAAGGATTTGAGCGCCGGAACTCTCGAAACTCGGCTTAGATCAATAGTAACACAAAGTAATACTGAATGCAAGACTAGGTGATTCTTGTAATGATTCCTGTGAAAGATCGGGCAAATCCTGAGTTTGTCGAGTTGGTAATGATAGTAGTGCCACCTGCTATTTCGCCGTTTGACGTGTATCCCGAAGGTGTTCCGTTTGTAGCAACGTCAGATGTTCCGACTGGAGCCGCGAGAATGGAATACGCATACGTCCCGCCGGATGGCAACGTGACCTGTAGGTTAGCCCCAACCGCATTCGACCGCATATGGTAATTGATGTAAACCGAGTCACCGACAGCAAGCGCGGCGGGAGTCTCCGATCTTGTCCCGCCCGTGGTCACCCTAGTGTCAAATGTAAGCTTCGGAGCAACGGCAGTATCCACATACTCCTTCGTAGCCTTCTGACTAGCAACCAAAGTATCCGAATCAGCCGCAAGCGTGGGGTCGGTGTCGATTGAAATACCCGACAGTCCCGACAATAGTGCGAGAGAGTCGCCGTTTGCATTGACAGCATCTGACATCCGCTCAAAGTGGTCCACAACATCGTGATCTTTTGTAAACCCGTATTGATCGCGGCTCAACCCTAGTTTGTAACTCATGCCAACGGCTCCAATTGTACTTCCAACCGTGCAATCGAAAGGAATGCGTCAGAGTTCCCATGGAACTTCTGGATTCTCCAATTCCTCATATGCCCCTGCTGAAACCACACTAGCCGCTTTTGACGGTCGCCGATCTTCCCGGCTTTGATAGGTTTCTCGGCGCTCCACGTTTCGCCATCGGTGGAATAGCTAGTGGTAATCACAGGGTCTTTCCCTAGTTCAATCCGACCCGTCAAGCACACAAGTTCAAGTTGATGGAAGATCGCCCCTCGGCCCTCGTTGTACACAATCGTTGTGCCAAACTCCCAATAGGACAGTTCTCCCCATTGCGACGAAATGGAATCAGTCAAATACCCATACCGCGCATTGATCGGGTCGGCCACGTTCCATCGGTTGTAGCACCACACAATGTCTGACGCCGTGTAAGCGTTGAGGCCAGACTCACCGGATACCATCGTGAACCATACCGCCTGCCCGATAGCAATAGACGCCTCAGCATCGTAGACAAGAGTCCGGTCCGGGAGTTGCACCCATAGATGATTCTGACCCTTCGATGACTTAGCCTCAAGCGTTACTTGTGACAGTTGAGCCTCAGAGTACACTTCTAGCACCGTGTCAATTTCCCTCGTGGATATCTTGACCGATTGCGCCTTGACGCCAAGGTAAATGCCGGGTGACTCATTGCGTCCTGAGCCTAGGAATGCGATAGAATCATTGTACACACAAGCGGCATGAGTTCCGACCGCGCCGAGTTGGATCTGCGCGCCCGTGATACGCTGAAACGGCGACGGTGTGCTTCCCACGTTGCGGAACACCTCGACGGTGTACCTGTTCACGGCGTACAGTTCGTTTCGAAGCTTGAACACGCCAAGGATAGGGTCCGGGTCAATCTCTGAAGAGTTGTACCCGAGGGGATTCCACACGAACGGGTCGGCAATAGTCGAGTTGACAAGAAACTCCCCGTCGGTCGAGACGAAATACCCGTCGGCCCAAACAACGTCGAGACAGATTCCGAGGTTAGGGTCCGTGACTTTGGTTACCGTCGCTCCGTTGTAATAGTAGAGGTTACCGCCCGAGGCAATGGCGAGAAGCGTGAAAGAGTAGTCAAAGGTACACGGTCCACCGACCCCAACGTCAGCAATCGGGGTGATGAGTCCATCCGAGTCGATTGAACAAAACTCGGTCCCGAGGACACGGTAAAGCGTACCATTCCAATTGATCCCGCCTCTCGATTCTCCCGGTGCGTCCCCTTGCTTCACAATGCCGTCGATGGGCCGAAGGTAGCCTTGTGAGATTCCGTTGGTCATTGCCACGGGCTTGAGGTTGATCGGGTAGGCTTGACGGAAATCGGCCTTTTCATCCGTGTAGATTCCGCCAAGGATCGGGATTTGGGCCATAGCCTTACCTTACCCGACCCTGTACCAATTCGTCGTAACGGCGTCGTAGGTCAAGGTAAAGTACCCATTGGCCGCTATGGTAGTCGGTGCACCGACAGCCCCGACGGCACCGTTGAGGCCGATGTTAAGCGTGGTCACAGCCGCCGTGGTGTTCACTAGCACCCTCTGCCCGTCAAGACACCCCGAGGCCAATGGAAGCGTCAACGTGCCCACGGCCATGGTTCCGGTGGGGGTCAGGATAAGGTGAATATCGGCATTCCCCGATGTGATCGCCAAAGTGAACGGACTAGCCGCAGGACTAGAATACTGCCTCACATAGCCACCAGGGAAGGTGAGGTTGTCTTGCATATACGTGACGACCGCCGAGACAGGCGCTTGTCGATAATCTACGTCAGTAGTTTTCCAAATGATGAAAAGATCATTATCGTCTATCGTGTCGGTTCTAGATTGTGCCATGGTTTACCCCTTTACTCAAAGTATCCGTTGATCGAAGCCGCGAGACTCACAAGCCCGCCCGCGCCACAGTTCACACACCGCATGACCACTTGCACCCATTCGCCAGGATTGACCACTACGGGCGCTTCAAAGTCGAAGTCGAGTTCGTTGCCAACCGACCCGGCAACAGGAGCCGTGACCGTCTGCACGCCTGCAGAGAAGCCCATATGACCGATGGGGATAAGCCGCGCTTTCTTAGTGGTCGCCGCGAAGCTTGCCGATTCTGTAGTTGCGAGGGTAACCGCCGTCGAGCCGTAGCCAAGGTCAAAGGACAGAAGAGGGATGCCCGCAGTAGGTGCAACGAGCAAGGTGGTAACCGCGCCCGTGATCTTGATGCGCTTGAGGTAGAGCGACTTTCCGGGGATGACCGCAGTACCAGCTGGGTTTTGGTAGCCGAAGAGAATCAAGTCCGTGGTAGCCGATGCAATCAACGCGACCTGAGTACGCCCACCCAAACCGACCGCCGTGTTAGTGGTGTTCGTCGGTACGGTGGTGGCGATTGCCGCAGAGTTGGCGGGGAAAACGTGAGTCGAACCCTGAGTTTGGCCCGACTGACCCTGAGCGGAGTTTCCCCCCATGCCCGCCGTCTGAGCTTGCCAAGGCTTGCCCATGAACAGGTCGCCAACCGAAACACCATAGGCAAAGAGCTTGCCCTGAACGATTGCACCCGCCGCGCCGCCGACGTGAGCTTGACGAATCATGAACGGGGCCGAGGCCGACAGAAGGGGAGTACCTTGACCGGAAGGGGTGGCAACAGCGCCGTAAAGAACACCGTCAATCCAGAACTCCACTTCATCCTGATACACCGTGATAATGTAATGGTTGACAACGTTAACAACAGGAGTAAAGTCCAGAAGCGTGGTCAATTCGGTTCCGTTGTTATTCACAACGCCGAGAAGTCCCGCCGATGTGTAGCGGAACAGACACCCGTCAGTCGGGGTGTACGGGTTGGCCGCTCCTGGAATCGCAAGGCCGAAGTCAATAATGGTGTTCGCGCCCGGGATGTTGGTCAAGGCAAACTTAGCCTCGGCGTAAGTCGGGGCGGCGGTGAAGAGGGGAAAGTATTTGTTAGTGTTGAGTGCGACCGCGAGGGCCGTGGTATTAACTGAAAGCCCGTTAGTAGTCAACGCGCCACCAGACAGCACCATGGTCATGGTGGTCAGGCGGTAGAAGTGTTTCGCGGTGTTCTGAGAAGCATAGGCGAAGGTTTCGGAGTCAAAAAGCGTATCGACGCCAACCCGGAGACGGTAATCGTCCGAAGTCTCGGGGCTTTGCAAGTACCTCGCTCCCGTCTTGGTTCCGTCGTCGTTCTCGCTGAAAAGGACAACGGCCCCGGCCTTCTGAGGGTCTTGATTAGTCGAAACCAACAACTGACGATCGGCATCAACCTCGGCAACTACGCCACCGTTACCAGCTACTTTTACGCTCATATCATGCTCCTTCCTGAATAATCGCGGTCACATCGTACTGACCAGAAGCCCCTACCGGAGCGTACCCGTAAACGTCATACCCGACTCCGGGGTCAACAATGGCCGAGAACTGTACGCCCTGAATCCCTAGATCCTCGGAAGCGTGGTTGACAGTAATCACGCTTTGCGCCGTCACTAAGGCATCCACGACGGTGGTCACAATCTCGTTCTCTTCGTCGAGGAAGTCCACGGCAACGGTCGAGACTCTAGGCCCCGATCCCGCCCCGACAGCCACCCATCCGGCATCTTTGCGCCCGTAGGTTGTTCCGTCTTCGGGTGCCTCAGGAATACCACCGCCCGACCCCGCGGCCACCCACGAACGCACCCCTCCGGTGGTCGATGACAGCACGTAGCCATTCGACGCCGGGTTACCTAGCGCGGGTTCCTTGGCGTTCCAAGTAGCCTTTTCAGCATCGGTGACGAATCTGTGGGTCGCGTCCGTGTTGATGTTGTACGCCTCAGTTGTGTCAACGTTCTGGACATTTCCAAGGCCAATGTCATTCTTGCCGAGGACCACCGTTCCCGTGTACCCGTTGACGGAAGCGACTTGACCTAGCGGGGTTTCGTTCTTCCAGAGTTCCGAAGCCGCCTCATAGGTTAGAACCTGTCCATCTAGTGGCGTGTCAATCAAAACATCGTGCAGATAAGACAGATGACCACCGATATCAACATTGACGAACACCGCGCCCTGCGTGGCATGGGAGCGGATACAATAGCCGAGACTCACCGTATGGTCAGGTGCCACCGGTCTAGTGCTAGTCATGCCACCGGGCACACTCGGAGACAGCCAAATAACAGAACCTTCGGTCAGTCCAGAAGTATCGATAGCCCGGACTAGACCGAAGGTCGTCATGTACCCCTTAGCCCCGCCAAGAGTGTTTTCCGTCATGATGCCTATGGTTGTTAGGCTCGTAAGGTGGCTGTCAGCCTGGGCGTACATGACGGTCATGTTTGCACCATCGGACCCGGTGACATAGACTACAAGGCCCTCAGTCAGTCCCGTGTTATCAGCTTTCTTGACTAGCTGGACATTCTCTTGCCCGACTTGAAGAGTGACTAAACCACCCTTCAAACCGAGGTTCAGAGTCCCATCGGTATCGTTCCAGGATAGGCGGCCTTCTTGAGGTGTGATACCAGCGGCGGTGTCAAAGTCAATCGAGTCGATACCGACGAGCGCAGACACCCATCCTGTGGTCTTGGTCAGAACTTGCCCGTCAGTGCCACCGATAGGAACGCCGTCACCCTGCGGCCCGGTCGGACCGATCAGCGAAGTAGGCAAACCCCAGTCGGTCCCGGCCTTGGGCCCGTAGATGTCCCACGTCGCCGTATCAATCCAGAAGTCGCCCTCGGTGCCGTCCATGACTCCGGGAGGAACGGTACCGTTCAGCAGTGACTTCCCGTCGGCCCCGGAAACAGCGGTGTTAAGGTAGTCGATGAGAGCAGTTACCAAGACAGCACGATACCCGGCATCGGTTTCGCGGTAGATTACCGCAAGGTCACCGCCGTTTACAGTGTCGGTCCGGGTTGGCCGTCGGTCCATTATTCAAACCCTATCGAGTCAGTAGGCGCGTCAAGTTCGTTGTCAATCTCAGGAATGGCAAACGGGAAGTCAATCGACTTGTGGCCCGCACCGCGAGGCATATCGGAGGGATAGCGCATTTCAAGCGGTTTAGTGGCGTAGTTCAAGACGGTATTCAAAGCGTCCTTAGCCGATGCCTTAGTGTCAGGTGACAAAGACTTGCCATGACTTGGCGCAATCTTAATTGCCAAGTTCAGAATGATAGCTTCATTGGCATAATCTGGAACATCCGTCTCATCGTCAAGGTTCACGTTCTCAGGGTCAGTTGACAGAAGATAGTTGAGACGGATTCCGCGACCATTCCACATTGCCAACATAGCATCCAAGCGTCTTACGGCAGATTGCAATTGCTCAGGGGTGAGGTCGAAAACATAATCGGCCATTCCCATTTCTGAGTATGCTTCTGTCACGAATTGACGCTTAGTGTAGCCCATTTAGCAACCCTTCCCGCCCTTCTTCGGACCTTTCTTAGTGCCTTTCTTCATGATTCCCCCTATGTGAAAAAAGCCGGGGCTGTTACACCCCGGCACTTATCAGGTCTGGTTCGCCAAGATGACACCGCACTGCTCAGGTTCAAGCACCGTAGTGGCATACAGGGTAGTGAAGCGGGCAGTCATGACACCGGTCAGGTGGTTGAAGCCGTAGGACATGATCAGCGGAACACCATTCTTGGTGGCGGCGCTCATAACGTCCACGCCCATTCCGGTCGGGAAGGCGAGCTTGCCGTAGTCGAGAGCCACAGCACCCTGAGCCCAGAAGGCATTGACAGGCTTGGTAGCGTTGTTCAAGAAGGTCACGGCGGCACCCGTAGCGGCCTGAGCGGTACAGTTCTGGTAAGGCCCGGTGATGATGATCGCGGGGGTGATCACGGGGTTGGCAGTACCCTGACCACTGATGATGCGGAAGGTCTGAAGCTGGCCCGTGTCGGTCTTGTCGATCTGATGCACCCGGTTGACGCCAGCAATCGTGAAGGCGGCACCCGCAACGGTGTTGGCAATGTTCGCACCCGCGACAACCAAGGTCATACGGCGGTTATCGGTGGGAAGGTTCGAGGTCATCGCGGTGGGGGTGAAAGACTGGTTACCCGAGATCGTGGTGCCCGTGACCGTGCCGTTGGTGGTCTGGTTGTACACGTTGTCAGTGCGGAAGGTCTCGAACCCGGCGATGTTAGGAACGCGCGAACGCTCGTAAGCGTCCTTGCTCAAGTCGCCAAGATAGGCGCGATTGCCAAGATCCTTCGCAATGTCCTTGTAGTCGAAGGGGTTGAGGAACATCTTGCGCTGACGACCGCCACCGATACCAGCGGAGAGCATCAAGGCTTCAGCCTGAGCACCGTCGTCCCAAGTCAGCGCACCGACTTTCTTGACGAAGATCGAAGCCTGAGCGCCAACGTCGGCGTACAGGTTCTTATCGACTTCGGCGGCAAGGCGGAGCGCGGCGGCAGTCCCCTGCTTCTTCAGGTAGGTAGGATCTCGCATTTCCTTAGCGTCGAGAACAAACTTGACGTTATCCGGGGTCCGGAAGGTGGTACCAACGAAGCGGTCAATCACGTCGGTCGAGGCAGAGGCGGAAATGTCGAGTCCGGTCACAACCGAAGCGTTGAAGGGCTGGCGGCGGTAGAACGAGTCACCGGCGCGTTGCATTGCTTTGGGATCGGGGTAAGAAGTATCGGCTTCTTTGGAGATAACGCAAGCGGCGTCATAACCTTCAATGTAGTTCTCGAACATCAGTTCGAGGTCTTTAGCAAGAGAGTTGGCCATGATGTGGCCTCCTTGATCGAATTGAACTTGACGGCGCTAGGCACCGACACAAACAACTCATCCAGAAGGCCGGATGGACACCTTTTAACGCGAAGTAATCACTATCCCATAAAGGAGGGACGACGCCTGATGAAAATGTAAACCACCCTGAGCCTTTTGTAAAGCCCAAGGTATGATTTTGTATTACTTATTCAACTTTCGCTTGAGTTCCAACACCTTGTTATAGTCACCGGATGCCCTGGCCCTCTCAAGTTCCTTCTCAATCGCGGCCTTTCCTCCTGCTAGTGGGCTTCCTCCGGTTGACCTGACAACTCTTTCAGGTGCGGGGGCTTCTTTGCGTGTACTCATGATTTTTGTCTCCAATACGCCGATTTCCATAGCAAACCGAGCCAATGACTTCTCTCCCGCCAGCTTCTTAGCCAACTCTGGACGCTTGCCGATAGCATAGATCAACTCTTCCGGCCTCTTGGCACCGTCGAGGATAATCGACTGCTGTTCACGGGTAAACAGTTCCTTGACCGCTTCCTCGGCGTCATCAAAGTCGGCCACTCGTAGGGACTTCTTGGCCTTGTCGTAGCTTGACACCTTGTCATTCCATGCCTTAGCCGCCGCCTCTTGCTCCGCCTTTACCTTGTTCTGTACCTCGTCAAGTTTCAACTTCTTGGCGTTCCATTCCAAGAGTTTACGCTTAAACTTGTCCTTGTCATACTCAACGTCAGGGTCGGCTAGGTCGGGTTCTGGTCCAATGTCTTCGACTTTCGGTTGCGTCTGGACCTGATTAGCAAGGGCCTGAACCTCTTGCAACTTGCGTTTAAGCTCCTTCTCGCGCGCCCTAAAAGACTTTATGACAGCGTTTTCGGTGTTGTTAGGGTCCCTCTCCTCTTCCTTAGGTGGTTCTTCACCTTGAAGAAAGATTTGGTCTAACTCCTCCGGTTCATCACCAATTGTCTCCTCGTCGGAAGCAAGAGTATACTTCGCGTCAAAATCTGTCACCTCGTCGTCAACTACCTTTTCCTCAAGTTCCAGGTTATCTTCCTCTGGCATCTTGTTCTCCTTCGCTATTCTACTCGGCTATACAGCCGGGGTTTGCGTAGTTGGTTGGGAAACGGCTGGGATGGAAGGTTGTCCACCGACACTCCCCAGCACTTCCCGTAGCTTCTCGATAATCTCGACATTCTTCATGTCAGCGTCGTTCTCGATCTTTGAAAGTATCTCGGCAGTTTGCGCCTTGATCTTCTCAGTCTCAGCGATAGCCTTGACCACTTCCGCACGGGCTTTGGTAGCCTCGGCATCAGCCTGATTAGCCATGGCTCGAAGGGCTTCCTGCTGTTGGTCGGGCTGTTGAGCTTGCGCGGCCATTGCCTGAGATTCCTCGTCGGTAGGCTTTCCGATACCCTTCTGTACAAGCTTCTTGCGGGCGAACTCTTGAACGTCGGCCACGCCTTCGCCTTCGGTGTTCTGAAGTGCGGTGAGTTGCAACACTTGCGCGGTGTCCGGGTCCATGTTAGGCAAAGACGACATTTCCATCATAAGTTTCTGCACGGCCTGACGTTTGGAGCTAGACGCAGGTCCAACCTCAACGGCAACGTCAAAGTCGGCCTCAGTCAAATCAACCTCGGCAACAGCAACACCCTTGTCGATAGTCGAGCCACCTAGCTTAACCGAGGTCACTTGGTCCTGAGTGCCGATGGACTTCATTTCCCGGTCATCCTCGACATATACGTCCTTCGCCATGCCTAGCCATATCTCGCCACCACGGCGACGGCCCTCGGCGTTGTTGGAGAAGTAGATGAGCAATGAAACATCCCTTGCCACCTGTTGAAGCTCAACCGCTTTACCGCTGATATTCGACAACACCTTGTCCTGGTTGGCGTCAACCCCGAGCATCTCTTTCATGTCTTGGTCGGTCAACTGCAAAAGAGCCGCTTGAGCCGGGGCAATCTGCGGGGGCTGAGTGTAGGCAATGGGACCGGCAGGCATCGGGTTCCCGTTCTGGTCGGTGATGGTGTTCACCATCATGTACGGGTATAGCTTGAGGTTGGCATCCCGCCACATCTCGGTATGCCCCGCCATCTGCTCAGGCGTGAAGATCGGGACGCCGTTAGAACTCATGGCCGACTGTTCGGCAAGCTTGGAAGTCTGCATATTCTTGAGGCGTTGGGCGTCTTTGGAAGATCGCACAAGCCCTTGCATCCGTTCCACACCGTCGATAAAGCGCCGTTGACCGTACACCGGGACAATGGGGATGTTCTTACCGGCGATGTAACCGCAGTCCTCTAGCACTTCCTGACCGGATAGGATGTACTTGTGGACCTTCTTGCGCTTGACGGTTTTGGATCGAAGCTCGACGTATCCCATGGCCAACAGTTCAGCCTCAAGGCCCATCGGTACGGGTTCACCTTCATCAATAGCCTCGTCAATGTCTTCCACCGAAGCGTCAAACTCTTCCTGACTGAACTTCTCTTCCTCACCGAGAAGGTTCTTAAAAACCCGGATGGTTTCACTCTTCTGCTCGACTTTGTAGTACTCTGCAATGTAAACGAGGTCGGGCGAGTACCAGTCGAACTCAGTGTTATTGACAGTCTTATCCCACGATCCAGGGTCAATGCCGTAGGTTTCCTTGAACGCCTCGGGAGTCATCGAAGTCAGCACGAAACAATACTTCGCGTCGGCTTTCTCTTGGTCCTTGGCCCCTAGGTCAAAGAACACGCAAGAGTCAGCGTCATAAATGGCTTCAATGCGGATACGCTGTTTATCATCATCCTCGTCCTCTTCGTTCTCGTACTCGGTACGCAAACGGTATGCACCGAAGCCTCCGCTGATTGCTTCCTCAAAGGCGTTGTTGTACGCCGCAATGGCCCGTGAGTCCTGTTCGTCGGCACGGAACAAACCGTTGCAGATGTCGGCAAGGTCTGACTTGGCACCGTCTTTCGACACAAACCGCACGGTAACGGGATTGTTGCGGGATTCACCCATCGCACGGGTAACGGCCATGGCCACCTTGTTCATCTCGAACTTAGGTTTGTTTTCGAACTGTTCGCCGAGCGACCCTTCCCACTGCGCCCCAGGGATAAAGCAGAATCGACGGTCTTGCAGACACATCATCCGTTCGTCCTGGACGGCGTTCTGGATTTCGTCGAAATCTTTCAATGCTTGTTCGTGTATTGCCTTGAGTCTTGCGGTTTGTTTCATGTCACTTCCTTTTCAGGGATGCCCCGTTCCACCGGGACCACGTGTTGACTACCGGGAAGCCACCCACCCAACGTAGTGTAATGTAAACCCACTTTCAAAGTATTACAAGGTAGTACCGTTAATCAATGTTCCTGCACTCCTCATCAAACAACCTCATTGCATC